CTTTAGGCACCATTCCTTGAGCTTTTTCTTTGAAAGTAAACCAAACCGTTTCTCTTCCTTATCAGACGTGCGCGACTCTGGAGTATCGATACCCAAAAGTCGGACGCGTTGTTTGGTGCATACATCAAACCCAAGATCGATATTGACATCGATCGTGTCACCATCTACAACTTTAGCTAGAGACGAAACGCGGTAAATGAATGTACAAGGTTCAACGCTATATGTAGACATCTTATATCAATGTATATATACACATCTTTAAACCTTTATATCAAACTCCGTCGGATAAATTCCAACGTCGGACCACCGTCGTAAACATTCACAATTCCCGATGAAATCATCTTATCATTCACGGAAAGTGTGTCACTTTTACGTCTATATACCGTCACGAGAGTGCGTCCATATTTGTCATTTTTACCACAATTTATCCAAATCCATCCATTTACCTTATTCACACACATGAAAGGGTTCCATTGCTTATAATGTGCACGATCGTCGAACCCACACTCCTCTTTAAACATGTCTCGTGCTAGCTTTGCCATGTATATGTGGTCAGTTCTCTTAGTTGTCGATAATCTAGGTTTCATTTCGGATGAGTCGTAACCAAGTGTGCGGAATTTAAATTTCAGGGCACGTCCATGCTTCTTGACGACAGCGTTAAACGTGTCTCCATCGTATACACTCGTAATTTTAGCGTACCCTTCATATCCATTCAAACTAAAAACAGGTTTCGAGTCATCGACACCCGACAACAACCGTTTTGTGAAACACGACAGCATATATTATTAAAGAGAATAATGTCTTTATACAATATACAATGATGCTATGTCTTTTTAGTACACCACAGGAGTATTATAAACATAGATTGTCGAAAACTCGTGAAAACGTTCTCAACCATATCTATAAAACCACACCCGAGACGAAAACGCCAAAAAAACACGATAATTTGAGACTTCGTCTACGCTTCAAAGAAGCTATACAAGAAGCACAAGAAATTTTTTATGTAGATAAAACGTCTAATGCGTGTCATGTTGCATGGGGAGAAGTGGACGAACTTGAAGATTCTATACTACGTCTATATCCCGATAGATGGTGATATTCGGTGGTTCATCATCATACGCATAATACTTACATACATCAACTACTCTGTACTATATACAAATGTTATTTTTAAGTACCGCGTCGTTTTTTGGGGTTTTTAACTGTCGATCCCATTGTCATCGTAAGTTTTGGTGGTGTTTGTTTATTATTTTTAGTTATACTTTTACCAGTCACGGTTGCGAATAAGATTGGGTTATTTAGAAAAGCTGTACGACCAGCTATATTAAGATTTCCACCTCCAAATGATCGTATATTCAGGGTTTCGTTTAACAGCCCAGGAATCGCTTCTGCGAAGTCTAAGTGAAATGTTGTACAGACACCCCGCGTGTTATTCGCTTGTAAATTGGGGCCATTGTAATATTTTGCAGTGGTGTTATCGAATATATTCCCGAAAAACTTTTTCATGTTTGGTAATATTCGGTTTCGGAATATACTCCCATAACCGTTCCTTTCCATAGCACGATTTCCATGTGGATCAAATACCCATATGCGCGGTTTTGGCCTACCCGTATCCAGTAAGACGTTCAATGCATGCCCCAAATTTGGGTTATCGCGCTTAGTGATACTAATTAGAAAATAATGAATACTTCCCGCTGACGCGTTGAGTCTAGGAATATTTGTTCCATTATTCGTAAATTCTATGGGGGGTCTTTTGTTTAATAACTGCTCAGACGTATTTGCGACAATTCCATGATTTAGACTGTCACTGTATTCTAAAAACTTTACATTAATTCGCTTTCCATTATGACGAACGTTTGCTAAACGGGTTCTCATTTCATCGAGGTACCTAATGTACCCTGGTATCGTACATGCCATGCCCATTCCAATTGGCAGAGCCGGTAATTTCCGTGCAACCTTGGAACTTTTGACCGTTTTCGAAGGGCCTGGACTAAAGTTTATATTCGTTTGTTTATTACTAGTCTTACGCTTACCTGTCACCTGTGACATCTTAAATTATACATAGAATTTAATTTGTTTTCGTGATTTTTATTGGTGTTGATCGCCCCTTTATAGATTTGGGATCAACCTTATTGCCATTTTGTTTAGGATTGAACATCTTTTTATGCGCCATCCAATATTCTGGTGCACCAACTTTGAAATTTTTATGCATTTTCGCCTTATACCAAAACACACAATCTTCTATTTTATTTGATTTTGAAGTATTATCCAATACTATACATTCATAATTTTCTGTACAAGCGTCCATTACCTTATTGAACATGTCGAACGTTGGAAAAATGCCAAAAAATGATTTGTACAACTTTTCACGATTTTGAATAATATTTTCACGTAGTATAAACACGTAATCTACATTAGCACGTAATGCAGGTGGTAAGTCCATGCAGTACTGCATCGTTAACATAAAAAATATTTTCCAGTGACGACCGTTCATGAAGCATTGCCTTATACATGTATCACGCATAAACTTATTATCATACATGCAATCATCTAGTAATAAGAACGCACCAGAGTTCTTTTTACCTGCACCTACCAATCTTCGCTGACGATCCATAACTCGTTCTATAGCATCTCTATCATAATCTCCGTAAATGAACAGGTCTGGTACGTACTGTTGATAATAGTGATTACCTTCCTCTGTAGCGGATAAAACTATACCAGCTGGTAAGTGTTTTTTGTGCCACAGAATATCAGTAACTAGTGTAGATTTACCCGTGTTACGTTTCCCTATAAAAACACAGACCTTATCGTCTGCAATTTTACCTGGGTTGAATTTTCGTAATCGTAAATCCATCTATAATAGTGCCCCGTTTTAATTCGTAAAATTTTACTCACATCTATTAAGAATGGCAGGTCGCATACAACTTGCTACCACCGGTATTCAGGACCAGTGGTTAACGGGTGATCCACAATTTTCATATTTTGTCACTATATTTAAAAGACATACAAGGTTCTCCACTGAAGCAGTGGAAATACCATTCAGTGGTGACATAGGACTTGGAAAATCCATACAATGTAGAATACCCAATAACATAGGGGATTTACTTAGGAGTGTTATACTTAAAGTGACCTTAGGCAATCTCACCGCGAATGATACGTCTGGCAGTACGGATCAATACTATTTATACAATCCTTCCCTGGGTAAAGATATAATAAAGCACGCTGACCTATTGATAGGAGGGCAACTCATAGAGCGTATAACAGGGGATTACATAAATATGTACGATCAAATTTATAGTAATAAAGACGACGTGGAACAAACTCTCTATTTCTTGAATGGTCATGGTAATCACCTGACTGTTTCAGATACTTATAACACGTTTTATGTGAATTTACCATTTTACTTTTTTAGAAACCCAAGTTTGGCTATCCCTGTATGTGCTATCACTAAACAACTCGTGGAAGTTCGTTTAACTTTTAAAAATGTGGATGACGACATAACATTCAACTATAGTATTCCTACAGACGGAACTGTTAGACGAGAAAAAACCACAGAAGGTTCTATCGTAAACGCTTCACTTATCACGGACTATTACTTCATAACCGATGACGAAAAAAATTATCTAAGTACTCGTCCAATGGAATATGTGATCACTCAGTTGCAAAAGTCTACAATATCTTTCAAGCCAGCGGATATGAGCAAATCAGCTTTACTAAAGTTTAAAAACCCTGTTAAGGAATTATTCTTTATCGCAAAAGAAACTACATCCCCAATAAGTGGACAGGTTTACGATTTATTACTCGACACGAATTCAGAGGATCAATCATTTTCAAGTATCGTAATCGGAAATGGTACAAAATACAAACGTTCTGATCATAGAGCTATAAAACGTATAAAATTTACATGTAACGGTTCGACAGTATTTAATAAAACGGGTACAGAATTAGCATACCATCAATCACTTAAATTTCATACAGGGTGTCCAGACCCCGCTTACGAGTTTTATATGTATTCCTTTTCGCTGAAACCGGAAAAATATTACCCAACTGGACAACTGAATATGAGTCGGATTTCTCATAAACATATCAACATAGAGCTCGAAGACATTTCTTCAACTCGTGATATAAATGTAGATGTTTACGCATTAAACTACAATGTTTTAAGAGTGCAGAGTGGATTAGCGGGTTTAAAATTTTAGAGTGTAATATTAGAAATGGCTGGACGTGTTCAGCTTGCCACAACGGGTACTCAGGATATGTTTTTTACCGACAATCCTGAATATACACACTTTATAAAGAATTTCAGGAAGCATACGAATTTTGCTATGTATGACAGGGAACAAGAACTACATGGGGATGTTAAATATGGAAATACTTTGAAATGTACAATACCAGCCGATTCTGGCCATTTACTGCAATCGGTTCGTGTACACGTAGATTTATCCGCATTAGAGCAGAATGGTACACATTACAAATACGTAGAGTCTATTGGTCATGCTATAATAGAACATGTAGATTTAATCATTGGAGGACAGTTGATACAGCGAATACCAAGAGACTGGCTACACATACATAGTGAACATTACATCACACAGTCAAAACAAACAAATTTATCGAAACTGGTAGGTAAGAATCCAGGTGAAAATAGCGGAGATACTGTATCTGGTACTATTGATGGGTATTTGGGTAATGCCACGGCTTCGAGAACGTATATAGTTGATATTCCGTTTTATTTTCATAACAATCCGGAACTGTCTATACCCTTACGAGCTTTTACCAAACATGAATGTGAAATAGAAATTCAGTTAAGTAACAAAGAATTATGTATACACGATTACGTAAATATTACAAACAGACTGTACGACCCTAATGAAACCGTATATACTGTTTCAGCGGGTTCGCGGTATAAAATTTCTGGTTCCAATGAAACCAATCCTTCGCGATTCTTATCGGGTGCAGGGGGTCCAATCGAAGTACCAACTTTGACATTAATACGTGGAAATACATACACATTTAATCAACGCGACGCAAGTAATGAAACGCATCCATTATTCATATCTACCACCAGTGACGGGACCCACACAGGGGGGGGTGTTGCATATCCGGTATCCCATTTTACGATACCGAGTCCATACGAACCTGGTACGGTAGCAAACGATTCATTCGTATTTACAGTTCCCCTCGACGCACCTGATACATTGTATTATTATTGTCAAAAACATAATGGCATGGGTGGTGAAATAAATGTACGTAATCAAACATTTGATAGTAAAAAAGCCGTTATCAACTCTGTAGAACTTTATACGGGTATGGTGCATGTTGATCGCACGGAACAAATAAAACTGGAAACGTTAAAACGTGATTACATTATTACGCAAGTGCAACAAAATAGATTTAGAATACCAGTTTCATCGGGTGATGG